ATCCAAATATATTTGGATACGATTACAAGGCTATGAAAAATAGAATGTTTAGTAATGGTGGGATTAAGGAAGACTTGGTGAAAAACCGGTTTCATCCAAGAAATATTCGCAAATGGAAAGGGTGGGGACAGTGTGATGTTTGCGATGACTTGGATAATGATGATGATGATTGGGATGATGATGAATGGTTAAAACATTAAGTAATACAATAAAAATATAAAGACGAGAAAAACGGTATTTTAAATTACCAAGGGTGTAAATCAAGAATATATTTTATTTTTTAATCGGCGTTTTAAATATTCAAGGGTGTAAACTTAAAAGGACCTATTATAATAAGGTTGAATATTAAATTTCGTAATTGTATTTCGTCTTAATTTTCTCTCTGAGTATTGAAAGTTGTTCTTCCAATTCATATTCTTCTGGTAAGACCATTCTTAGATTTTGTCTTTGACCATTTGGTGCTTTCCTGTCAAATGTTAAATGAGGTTTTCCTCTATAATCGCGATTACTTACAAAAGTAGGCAATATTTTTTCTTCCACGTTTGGATAAATATCATTTTCCAAATCATCCACGATTTTGTTTGCTTGAGCTAGTTTTTCTAGAATGGGGATTTTTTCGGATTTGGATGAGGAGGGCTCTTTGTCAAGTTTTGGATGACATACCCGAAAGAAATTTCTTAATTTATTTTGGGGTCCGTATGTATCTTCAGCATAATATACATATTTATTAATCATATCATCACTTATTCCGTCTGGTAATGGCTTTGCTACCTTTTTTCTTGCCCGCTTTGTTCCTTCCTTAATACCTTTAGAATTTTGTTCTTGAACTGTTCTAGTAGCAATGCGTAGATTATCATAAGTATTATTTAATGGGTCTTGATCGATATGATCTACACTAATAATTTTAGTTCCTTTACCGTTACCATAACAACCAGTAATAATTTGATGGATGTATAAATTACCAGAATGACATGAAATATATCCATTGGACTGTTTATAAAATGTTATTTTTTTTCCATTGTATTTGGTTGTTTCAAAATCCAATATTTTTTGATAAGAATAAGCACACAATTTACAAATGGTATTTGGTTCACAATACATAAGTAAATAATCATTGTTATTTTCGTTTATCTTCCAAATCGGGTTTTTCATAATATTTGCTTCTTTTCCACTGGTGTTAATGTGTCCTTGAATATATTGAATCACTTCGTATTGTTGAGAAATAATATCATGGTATTTATGTTTTATATCTATATTAATATGCCTTAAATCATTTAAATTTCTATTTTTAAAAATATAGTTTATATTATCGGTTTGTTTTATGTTGTATATAAACTCTAATAATGTGAACCTTTTATAATTATAACAATATGATGGATATATATCATTAGTAGTAATAATACTAAATTTTTTGTCAAATTTTACATATCTATTAAAATCATCAAAATCTAAAAAATATTGTTTGTTAGGTCCAAATTCAATAATACCACATTGGAGTTCAGTATTTATGTAAGCTATTTCCTTCATAGTGTTTGGTGTTAAGGAATTAGTTACAGATTTTTCCGTTTCAATTTTATGGTTGTTTTCATTCATATTATAATGTATATAAAATGAATGTCTTTAAATTAATATACTTCTAATAGTATATATAGTGTATATAAATATATATAACCAACCCGCTCAATTACTGTATGCTAATCCTCCCATACCGCTCATGACACGAAGGACATTGTAGTTGGTAGCATAGACACGGACCTTGGCAGTCTTGGTACCCTCAACCGTGGCGTTGGAGAGAACAAGTTGAAGGGTAGCGTTATCTATACGGGAGAAGTTGCAAGAACCAGAAGGTTGGTGCTCCTCAGGGCGAAGGGCGAAGGAGTACACATTGATACCAGTGTCAGGGTTGCGAGTGTGGTGTTGGAAGGGTTGGACAAGGTCAAAGTATGTACCCTCACGCTCAGAGAAGCGGTCTTGGCCGTTGAGTTGTAACTTGGCAGTCACAACAGGGTTCTCACCCCAGCAGTGCATGTCAAGAGCAGACTCGGCAAGGACAAAAGTACCGGCATCAGAGACACCAGAGTTGGCAAGAGTGTTGGCGCCAAGCTTGCCAAGGTTAGGAGCAGTGTAGTTGGTAGAACCATTGTACCAGCCGGATCCCTCAAGATCAACCGCACCAGCATCGTTGAAAAGACCAGATCCGTTAATGAACGCGCCTGTGTTAAGAGCAACGGCATCGTGACCTCCGAAGGAGTGGATTGCGTTGGGAAGAGCATCGACGGCATCAGTGTAGTTGAAGGGTTGGGCACCAAGAGTTCTGAAAAGAGGTTGAGAGCACTCCAAGGAAGAGCAGTAGTCAACATTCTCGTCAGGTTGGACAACCCAGATAAGCTCCTTAACCGGGTGGTTAAAGTTGAGCTTGATCTTGTTACTGGAGGAACCAACAGACTCGTCACCAGTGAATTGGAGTTGCTCAATGAGGTACTCGTGGGGGTTTTGGGCCATTCTGCGACGCTCGTCGGTGTCAAGGAAGACATAGTCGACATAGAGAGAAGCAGCAACAAGGGATTGGTTGTAGGCAGTGGTAACCTTGGCGGAACCGGTGCACTCACCAAGAGTCTTGACGGCCCATAAGCACTCATCAATAGGGCGGATATCAAGGTTGATCTTGACCTCGTGGTATTGAAGGGCGATTAAAGGAAGAGCAAGACCGGGGTTACGGCAGTACCAGAATTGAAGAGGAACATAGAGAGTGGTCTCAGGAAGAGCGTTACGGGGAGCACACACTTGGCGAGGAGCGTTGGACTCACAAGGACCATCAACATCGTTGAAAGAGGGATCAGTGATGTAGGTAAGTTGGGTGGTGTTACCAACCATCTTGTAGTATCCGCGTTGTTGCTCGGATGTAAGAGTGAGTTGATTCCAGATGTGCATCCAGTCACCATATTGACGGTCGATGCGTTGACCACCAATCTCAACCTCAACTTGAGAGATGAGTTGCTCACCAGGGAAATCTAACCAACGGGCGTAAACGTGGTTAACAGGGTTAGACATCTGTTGGTTGATCTCAGGAAGAGTCACCTGAAGGTATGTGCGGTAAGCAAGATCACCGTTGCGGCTGATAGTGCATGTAACACGGCGACCAAAATCGGCTTGGCCATTGAATGTTTGCTCAATGGACTCCATTGCAAAGTTTGTGTGGCGTCTGTAAGAGACCTTCCAGAAAGTGATTTGAGGGTTACCCGTAAGATAGACATCTTGGGCTCCGTAAGCTACGAGTTGCATTAATCCACCTCCCATGGTTATAATATTGCTAAATATTTTTTTTTCGTAGAAATACAACGTCCACTACATTAAATTAATTAATTAAATTTGAATTAAAATGTTCTTTCATGAATGAAACGAGATAATCGTCGGACAAATATTCAGTTTTGCCTTCATGTTTTTTTAAAAAAATATATCTATTGTTATTCTTTTTAATAGACCAACCAGTGTTTAATACATTATATAACAAACATAGTATATATTTTAATGGGTTATTAAAGCCGTTTACATGAGGCGATACATGTGGTCTAATGTTGTCGTCAATTATTATCTTATTACAGTGTTTTTTTAGAATATATGTATTCTTATTTTTTGTTATTTTCCAACTATCATCTAAATAATCGTGTAAATATTTCATAGTTGTTAACTTTGTTAAATCAAGTGTATTTACATTAAAATCATTTATGACGACATTCATTTTTTTGTTAAATAGAGAGAAAACATTAATTAGATTATAACTCGTATATTCTTAACCTTAATAATATATTAAACATATCCTAATATTTGATATATAAATTAACCATGCCTGCGTTTAAACATAAAACTAATAAAAAAATTGTTTTGGACGAAAAAAGTATTATAACCTTGGACAGTAAACATAAGGAATTTGAAAAGAATTTTGAAAAAGATAAGTCTGAATTGTTGCCAGAGTTAAGGTGTAAAAAAAAATATCTAACCAAATTATTAGATGAAGACGGATTATCAATTGAACAAAAACTAGAAATCAACGATAAAATATTAGAGGCGTCTAATGAAATTAAATCAATAAAGAAGAAGAAAAAAGATTATTATCTCAACAACAACCAGTATATTTTTGATTATTTTGAAAGTAAAAAGGAGGTTTCAATGAATAATAATAAAACCAAGCTATTAAACACGTTCTTTAAAATTAATTCTTCGGTAGATTGTTCTAATAATTCGAGTGAGAATAAAGAGAAGATTTTAAAGTATCTATCTAATCTGGATGAATCTTTTATTGATATTAACAAGTATGTTTTTAATAATGATATATGCCAAATATGTAAACGCGGTGAATTGATACCAATCGATCACGAAGGAATTATGGTCTGTAACCATTGTCACAAACATATTCAATATTTAGTCGAGAATGAAAAACCTTCATATAAGGAACCACCCAAGGAAGCTTGTTTTTATGCTTACAAAAGAATAAATCATTTCAGAGAGATATTAGCACAATTTCAAGCAAAGGAAACTACACAAATCCCTGAAGATGTTTTGGAAAATATTAAGAATCAGATTCGTAAAGAGCGGGTAGATTTGTCACAATTAAATAACAAAAAGGCAAAAGATATTCTTAAGAAACTGGGATACAATAAATATTACGAACACATACCATTTATTAAGGATAAATTAGGAATAAAACCTCCTGTAATGACGCCTGAATTAGAAGAATCGTTGTGTAATTTATTCATGGAAATTCAAGGACCGTATGCGAAATATTGTCCGGATGATCGTGTTAATTTTTTAAATTACTACTATACGGTTTATAAATTGTGCGAATTACTAGACCAAACACAATTTTTACCATACTTTCCGATGTTAAAGGATCGCGAAAAAAGAATAGAACAAGACGAAATATGGAAAAAAATTTGCGAAGACTTGAATTGGGAATTTGTACCGACTATATAATACGCGGTAATTATGATAATTCAGTTTATAAATGTTTGTAACAGACATTTTATATTTCTATACATATATATATATGAATACGATAGAAATGTTTACTAGTTACGAATCAGGAACTGGTATGTTATATAATAACCCAAATACAAATACAAATACAAATGTGAATACAACTACAAATCTATTACAAATGGATTTAGCCTACTCTGAAGATATATATTTTCCTGAATCATTATTAAGCGGATGGTTAAATGTGTCTGGTGTAATATTAACAACTAGTCTTGTATTTTACCACATGTCACGGGTAAAATCTATCAAGGTTGAACCGTATTTGGCAAAGATTATCGCTATAGGATTAATCGTAATATCAACATGCTATATGATGTATGCCCTGGTACCTTACACTAAAAGAATGAATTATAACATTAATAAGTGTATTCAATTAAAAGAATGTTCGGATGAACAGACAACTGAACTTAAAATTTTAAAATGGTCTTACTTGTTATTAGGGCTTATAACTCTAATTATTCAATATACTATTACATATCTAGTTGTAATTACAATTTGATAGATCATGATTCTGATTTCATTTAATAATATTATTAACAATATAATTAATAATATTAGCATATAGCATCATATCGTATCGTGAGATACAACATGTTTTTATGCGAATCCTCCGGGAAATTTGACGAGATTGGCACCAATACCAAATCCAGCACCAGAACGAGCACTAATTGCTAAGCTGGGTACATAGGTATCGAGAATGCTGAATGTGGCAGCAGCTGTTAAAGCAATGAGGGAGACCTCATCTAAGTTAAGAGCCTTCTTGGGTATAGCGTAAGCAGCAATAGCAACCATTAAACCCTCAACCAAGTATTTAATGGCTCTTTTGACAAGTTCACCTAAATCTAACATATCTAGCATTTATATAAATTAAAAAGAAAAAATATTTCGTAAACCATTATTAATATGACATAGATAATTTAATATAATTGATTTAATTATATTAAATTATCTATGTCATAATTTACACAACATATCAGCAGTTGATATAAATTAGTTAGATCGATTGATTAGATTGATTCGATTGATTCGAATGATTGATTTGATCGATAGATAGTTTCTTCGTAAAAACACTTAAATATTAATAGTTAATCTAAGTATAATGAGTTTTTCTAAACCTATTAATGTTGAATTAAAAACAAATCCGGATGGAACTGAAAATCCTAAATATGTCGATTTATTAGACGAAGACAAATCAATTGCCGGACAAAAGTTTGCCTGCTTGTCGTTTATTTCGCCTGAACATATTTTAAAGCAGAGAGAGGTGTTTATGTTTGAGGAGTTTATTAAAACATGGGACTTTAGTAAGTCTATGGAAAAGTTCACGCAATTTTTAAACTTCTTATCATTCAAGTATCATATTGACTTTGATAAGGTTACTGCGGATTTTCAGGAATTTACAAAGGATGAGAAGGATAATCTAATCAAATCTAATATGGTGGACGATTATAAGAACTATATGGATGAAAATGAAGAGCGTCTTGAAAAGGTATTTGGAGAGGAACATCAATTCCAAACCTCTATTCGTGGTATCAAGGTACGAGGTGTTTTCCCAACTCAACAAGAGGCCGAACTAAGATGTAAGATGTTAAGACAAGTTGATCCAAACCACGACATCTATGTTGGACCTGTTGGTACATGGATTCCATTCCACCCCGAGGCGTATAAGACTGGTCGCGTGGAATATATGGAGGAAACATTAAATGAACTTATGAGCGAAAAGAAGAAAAACGAAGAAAAGGCTAAAGATGAATTTGATACAAGAGTAAAAGAGGCAAAGTTGAAGGCTATGGAAGATAATAAGAAAAAAGCATTAGAATCTGGTAATAAATTAACCCAAACTGTTACTAAAGATGGGGATTTAGTTTCGGTCGCAAACATGAACACTCAAGAAACCACGATGAGTGATAATGCTACACTTGCCGAGGTAAGACAGTCTCTCTTCGAAGGTGACAATATTGTAACTGATGTTAATACCGATAAAGGCCTATCGTTGTTAGGTGCTACTTCAACCCAAGTATAAGTTAGATTGGTTATACATTGTATACCATCATCCCCTCTCCGGTTACCTAATCATTTTATACGATATGACTATGTATTTTACTATATTTTATAGTTAAATTACATATGATGACAATTTACATAAAAAAAATGCTCATATTCACAGCATTTTTTTTATGACTTTTTTATTTTATGACTACATAATAATACTAACTAACTAACTAACTAAACTAACTAACTAACTATCATTTCTATTACATGACGCGAATTCTACTTTATTATTTATTTATATAACCTTACCAACCTACGCATTTTCTTCAATCTCCTCGTGGAGAGTAGCGCCATGTTCAATAAGTAGTTTGCTGATCTCACCGGTTGGTTCATATCTAGCACGTCCAAGAGGGGTGTTGCCATTTCTATCTTTTGTATTGGGCTTTGCCCCATTGTCTAGCAACAATTTCACTGCTGCTAAGTTGCTAACGGCAACTGCATAAACTAACGGCGAGGAGTTAAATTTCCCATCGTTTAGGGTGCTTGTTGACTCGGAATGAATATCCGCTCCATTTTGAATTAATAATTCAACTATCTTATTTTGTTTGTTGCCAATAGCAGTTAACAGCGCATTTGACCCAAAGTTGCCTGTAGCATTCACATCTGCGCCAAGCTCTATCAACACTCTTGCTGCCGTTAGGGAACCTTCACACGCATACATTAGAGCTGTGATTCCAAATTTAAATCTAGCATTTACATATGCGCCTGCGCCAATCAAACCACGTAAACTCGCACCAATTATGTCATATACTATTTCACTATTAGTTAATTCAGAATCCAACGATTCCAGGGCACGTTTTTCTTTATAATAGTTCAATTCATGACAATTGTTTATCGCCCCCGAAATTACATCGTATAGACCGCGGTCTACCTTGCTGATAATTGTCGCATCATCATCCACCAACTCGTTTGTGTTTGTTAAGGGCATATTCATCATTGCGGTCATACTTGATTTGAGTACTGATTAAGTGTAGAACGATTGTTCGTTAACTATATAATTATGCTTTCACATCTATCATATAGTTCAACTTCAATTTTTTTTAGTGGGAACCATATGGACCACATACTCTTTTTAGCATAGTATCAAAGATGTATCGTTTACAACCATCATTACCGTTGTATATTTACTTATAACGGATCATCCCAATTGTTTAGATCGTCATCCGGTAATGCTATTGAACTTTTAAAATCGAGTGGAATAGATGACTCCTTGAATTTTTGTTCTAATTCCCAATCTTTTTTAATTGTATTGAACAGCTTCTGTCGATTGTCATGAATCAAATTTTTATTTCTAATATTATATTCGTTTCTACTTTTAGAGTCCATTATTATTTCAAATTCAGTACATAACGACTGTTTTGTCTCGATTAGAGTCATGTACTCCTCCTCCATAGCAACGACAACCTTTTCAGTCCATTCCGTTAATTTTTCCTTTGGGTCCTGATGTTCCCACAAGGTATGATTCATCCATGGGCCAAGAATATCCATACGATATTCTATTTTGTTATGTAAATTTGAATATTTCTCTCTAAGATTGTGAATTCTTTCTTTGCTTTCGTCGAATTTAAAATACTTGGAAACGGATAAAATTAAGCTAATGTATGTTGAAATTGTCACACCAGATATAGATACGGCTGTCATAGGTGTATCAAAATATGTTTTGGTAGATTCCAAAAATCCAGAAAGTGTCGACAAGAATATCACGGAAATTTGAATATAGTTAATATAGTTGTTCAAATTATCATATTTTAAATCCAATAGTCGTTTGTTTTCTTTACACTCTTTTAGTATATATAAATTGTTTTTAGTCATCGCATCTAATTGGTTCTTAAATATTATAAACTCCTTATGATTTTTAAAATTATTATCTATTATTTCGCTTACTTCCATTACTACTTCTGAATTCATTTTTACGGCTTCTACTTTTTTCGGTATTTTATCTCTCATATTACTATTATTACTTGGTGTAACATTATTACTTGGTGTAACATTATTACTTGGTGTAACATTATTACTAGTACTAGTATTATTTGGGGTAATATTATTATTAACAATACTGGTATTAGTGTTGATATTATCTGCTGTTTTAAAAGTATCCATTACTAAATTACCTAATTGTTGCTCTTTAGATATTATTGTGTTTTTTTTATCAGTCATATAATAAGAATACAGAAAAAATTATTATTATATTATTACACCGCTTACCACTTACAACTTACAACTTACAACTTACAACTTACCATTTACTTTTTTTTACATTTATTTTTGGTCCCGCCCCCTTTTTTTGAACACTGTTTGGATCGTATATTTCTTCCTCATCATCACTCTCCAAATTTTTCGATAATTCCCAAAATTCTTTGGAGCCTAATCTGAAATTACTATGATTTTGTGCTTTATACCAAAATATTTGGTCTTGTAGTTTGTTCGATTTCACATTATTATTTATAACTAAACATTCAAAGTTCTCGGTACATTGATCCATTACTTGACAAAATGATTCAAAAGTGGGAAACATTCCGGCATAGTTCTCCCATATTCGCTTTCGATTTGCTATATATGGTTCCCTCAATATAAACACAAAATCTATATTCGTGCGCAAATTCGGAGGTATACCCAATGGATATTGCATTGTAATTATCAACATTATTTTCCAATGCCTACCATTCATAAATAATAATCGCATCATCTTATCCTTTGTCCACTTATTATCATACAAACAATCATCTAATATTACAAACGCCCTAGGATCTATATTTGTCCGTTTATATGATTCCATTTCTTTTTGTACTTGCTTCAATACCGTTTTTTGCCGCTTTAATATATTTTCAATTATTGCCGTGCTATATTCATCGTGAATAAATAACTTTGGAACATGCTCAGCGAAAAATCCATTACCAGCTTCTGTACCAGATATTACAGTTCCAATAGGAATATCCTGATGATGATATAATAAATCCCTCACTAAAAAACTCTTTCCAGTATCTCTTCTTCCGATCAAAACAACAACAGGACCTTTATTTTCATCTGGACGGAAGCTAATATGTTTCATATCGAATTTCTTTAAATCTAACGTCATAAGTAATAATGTCTAAATAGAAAAAAAAACATTACGAAATACGAAAATAAGTTTAAATGATTCTTTATTTTTGCTTTATCAATAATAAAGAATGAACTTTTCATTGTATTATCGAAAAAATAACAACGAAGAATTATTTAATGCTTTAGAGAAATCCGACTTTAAAATAACTCATCTACAAAACTATATTCCATTATATGACAACTTTTTCTCTCTAAACGCCACTAACTATAACAGTATCAATCTAAATCAAAAATATTACCTTACTTCCATAGTGGAAACAACCGACAGTAATTCATTAGTCGCACTGGTAACCGATGTATCAAATACTATCCTTGAAAAGTCTGTTTTCTGTAAATTTTCACCACTATTAGATCCATTAAGGCTATTGACTGGCAAATATGATGTTTCTAATAATGTTCTTAAACAACTACCTAAGTTTAATGATACTCCAACTACATGTTTTCCCAAACTATTGGATAAAAATAATAGCGCTTATGTCGACTCATTCTTTACATATTTATCAAGTCAATTGTTACATAACTTTAATTATATTAATGCGATTGATTATTATGGATCATACCTAGGCATTAAGAAAAAATTTAATTATAACATGGTTGATGATATTGATTATTTAAATGAATGTGATTTCTTCCATAAAAACGAAGACATATTGTATTGTATCGATAATAACCAGCATGCCAACATATTTAATATCGATTCGCGCAGTAATAAAAAGAAGATTGTGATCTCCGAAAAAAATCAGTATTTTGTCGTAGATAAATTGGAAGATAACAAGTGTTTTATTGGATTGACATCTAATACAGATGATACGAGTCAGATAGATATAGACCATGTAAATATTGATTTAAGTAACGTTTGTGTATATAGCACGAATCTTCCTACAACTACAAAATCGAGCAAATCAGATTCATCGTGTAGCTCAAAATCATCAAATACATCAGCTGAATATGACGAGTCTGATAGTGATTGTGATAGTAATAGCGTTAATACTAAGGATAATGAATCTAATAATGACATTGACAATAATAGTGATAATGATAGTGATTGTAATAACTGTGATTCGTCTGTAGCCACTGACAATAGTACCATTTGTTGTTCAATTTACGAATTCCCAGTCCAAATGATTAGTATGGAAAAATGCACAAATACTTTGGATTATTTAATGGAAAATGATCTGTTAAACGACGAAGAATGGGCCTCATGTTTATTTCAAATTATCATTACGCTTACGCTATTCCAAAAAGTATTTTCATTTACTCATAATGACTTACATACAAATAACATCATGTATGTTAATACAGATAAGCAGTATATACATTATTGTTTTAACAACACTTATTACAAGGTACCTACATTCGGAAAGGTATATAAAATCATTGACTTTGGCAGATCTATTTATAAATTTAATGGAAAAACAATGTGTAGTGATAGTTTTCATCCAAAAGGCGACGCCGGAACCCAGTATAATTGCGAACCTTATTTTAATGATAAAAAACCTAGACTCGAACCTAATTATAGCTTTGATTTATGTAGACTTGCGTGTTGTTTATTTGATAATTTTATAGAAGACCTGGATGATCTTGAATCCGTGATTAAAAAAAATAAGGTGGCACAACTAGTACATTCATGGTTAATCGACGACAAGAAAAGAAACATTCTATATAAAACAAATGGTGAAGAGAGATATCCAGAATTTAAACTATATAAAATGATTGCCCGAACAATCCATGGCGCGGTTCCATCAAAGCAATTGGATCATGTCTTATTTAAAAAGTATATTGTACCAAGAAAGAAAATAAATAGAAATCATAACATAATAAATATTGATACTATCCCAATATTAGGTTAACCTATATGTAGTGGTGATTAGATGGTGATAATGCCTTTGGTGTTGGGGGTGGTGTTGATTATATACATAATATTCATTTATGTATATAATTAGTAGAGCGTATGATGTTACATAGATATTACCTATAGTCACACTCTAATCTATTATCATCAGAATGTAGGAGTATCTACAAATGCCAAGGCAGATTTACTACTAGTATTCTCTTTTAATATGGGTAAATCAAATTGGGCGTACATATAAATACCCATTACCGACGCTAAATATACTAACATGGATTCCTTTATAATAACCTTCAATGGCTTTTTTTCTTCATCTGGTAACATCTTCATTTCTAGAAACTTGAAAAGAAAAAAAACGGTCGATATAGCTAAAGCATATATGAAAATATCAGTCATTTACATTAACATAAAACAAAGTAAATCTATTTTTTACGAATTATACAAAATATTACTAATAATATAAATATAAATATTATTAGTAATATTTATGTTTATTATTTTACACATACGGACATGTGCTTAAATTATAGCAGATACACTACGGTCGTGAATAGGATTAAGATTATTATTGGGATTGGATCTAGCTAATTCAGCCATATTATTTATTTCATAATCACACTCTAAATAGACATATACTAGTACTAACACTACAAGTACACAGAAGATAGTTATTAATAAAGCATACATTGATAACATTATTAGTTGAGATTATCTAATAATATGATATTGTACTCGATATGATATTATTAATTTATAAGCCACTGTTATTATCAATTTTATATTATAACACATTATATTTTATCATACAATAAGTTATGTCAATATTTCAATCTCTTCTAGACCAATTGGTACCTTGTTAATTACTTTGGGCTTTTCCAATTCTTCAAAATCCATACTTGATAATTTAATCTTGTCCCCAATGACCAACCTTCCATCATCATCATCTTCACCATAGTTATCACTAGCTATTACACCTTTATCTGTAGATGTAGGTGAAATATCCGTATTATGATCTTCTAATTGTGATATACTATCTATATTATTAAACTGAACAGTCGGAACATATTTATTCAATTCGTCGTCTAATCTAGGTATGTCTAAGTTATCATTGTCGTTTAATTTATTCATGTTTGTTTTGTCGGATTCATCCATAGTTTCCGTTTTATTATTTGTATCTTCATCAGTAGCATGATTTTTGTTGTCGTTATCTATTGATTCTTCCACTGGTTCTGTCGAAATTATTTCTTCCTTTTCCTCCACTTGAACATCTTCTTCGATTGTTTCGTCTAAATATACCCTTAAAATATCTTCTACTGGAATATTATTCCGGATGGTCGTTAGTATTTGCTCTTTGATAATCAATTCCAACTCACGATTGTGTTTTTGAACCTGAAGTGGAGTTATATTTCTTTCAAACAAATAGATATTTGTATATATTTTACGAGCACTATTAATGTATACCTTGTGAATAAATTCAGTTAACGAAGGTATTGATATATCTATCTTTTTCTGCTTGTTACCTACACGCATACATGTTAGGCTTTTCAATTGAATGATATGAACACAACTGATTAGATCATTTAAATACCCACAGTTACTTTTTTCCAATATTCGTTTTGTTTCTTCTTCGACTATGGTGGAATTCCATTTCGGAATACGAGTTAAGAAATTCTGAAAAGTCATTAAATATTTTTCGTGTTCATCGTTTTCTATACAAATTTTCCATGATTCATCAAAAATGGATTTAACACCTTCGATCACGAGTGGTGTTAAAATATTTATTAAACGAGCACACCATTCATTTCTCGATTCTTGTAAGCTTGACACAGAATAATCATCCATATTTACATAAATGAAATATTTTCTAAATTGTAATCTGAACGGATTAACAAAAAATTTAATACACACCCCATCAATAATTTTTCATCTCGGAATTCTCTTTTTATTTTTTGAATAAATACTAAATATTCAAACTTCTTTTCAGGATCCATTTTCGAATCAGATATATATTCTACTATATCCAAACAACTATACCCTTTTTCATACAACCTTTCACTTATTTCAGGTAAAGTCTTGGTTTTTATTTTATCAAGCTCTGCTTTGAATTTTATCCTTTTCAATCGTTTATCATTTTGAATAGTTGTAAATGATTGTTCCAATTTATACTGATGTAGGTTAATTGTTTTTCCACTCGACACTGGCTCGGGTATGAATATTTCACAGAATCGTGACAATATTGGACGCAATAATTTATACTTGTCATCTATAACAACAAAGAATCGTGTAGAATGACTAAATAACTCGATACATCTGCGAAGTGCTGATTGCGCGTCAATTGTCAGCTTATCCGCATTTAATAGAATTATACTTTTAAAAATAGTACCATCATGTATGTCAATATTTGTTCTTGCGAAAAATTTTAATTCTTCTCGAATGAATTTGATGCCTTTTCCATGGGCACAGTTTACTGTCATTACATAGTCTTGAATATATGTCTTATTGTTGTCATAGACCTGTTTTAAGAAGTCGAATAACAGTGTTTTTTTTCCACTACCAGCTACACCGTGAAATATTAAATTTGGTATTTTATTTTGCTCTATGAAACTGTTTAATTTTAGTTTAATAGTTTCATGTATATTAAGCATAATTATATATAAGAATGAATTATGTTTAATTATGTTTTGTTTAATTCATATTACAACAATTTAGACGTTATTTCCAAGGAACAATAAAAATAGAAAGAAATATTAAATCATTTCATGCTTCGTAAAGTATTAGTTTGATACGAAAAAAAATACTACATATATATAGTATACTCATGGGTAAAAAGGTAATTACATATTGTTTATTTGGCAATAAATTAAAATATTGTCATGGAATTATTGAGGCAGTAGTCAGTAGTAATATAATATATCTAGGATGGGAAGTAAGAGTATATTATTCAACTGGGAAACAAATGGTACCTACAAGCGTACTAAACATTTTACAAAATTTAAACTGTGTTTTAATTCCGTTTTCAGAATTGAGTAATGGAGGAGGTGAAGATATCGAAGGTATGTTCAGACGATTCACACCTTTAAATGAAAATGATGTCGATTATTGGATTTCACGAGATGCGGATTCAAGAGCTTCACCTAGAGAAAAAAAAATGGTAGATGAATGGATTGAGTCGGGTAAAGCAATTCATTCCATTTTAGACAATCCAGCCCATGGTAGTTTAATGGGTGGATTATTTGGCGTATGTAATAAAATATTAATTGAAAAATACCCAGACAAATTGGTTAATATATACGATGTAATTAATTCATTTACAAGTAGACCGGTTCATAATACTTTTCGTCGCGGTGCTGATCAAGATTGGTTAATGGGACATTTTAAAAGTGTAACCGATAAAAAGGACATACTAGTTCATTTAAATAAAAGAGCCGACTGCTTACTTAGATGTCATATCGCACTATTAAAACCGATTCCGGATCATTTTGAAACAATCATGGTTGAAAACCATCCAGATTTTTGTGGAAAACAAATTAATTATTCACCAGGTAATTTACCCCGTCCATGTGTTGCGATTGAACCATTGAATCTGGAAGGAACTCTTATGTAATTTAAGTAATTAGTTGACTATTCCAAGACCACCCTCTTAAATTTTGTAGTAATTGTGTCATGTAATTAATTTCGTATTGTTGACTTCTAATAATTCTATAAGCGAAAGCAGTCATAAAATCGCTATTTGTATGTTTTAGAAGCGTTTTACTCATGTCAACCGCTACTTGATGATGTGGAATCATATGTTCCAAATACATTTTTTCATCTAATTTCATATGAGAAATGTGTTTTTTATGAAGTTCTGGATTAAAAAAATCAGGGTTACATTCAGCGGTTGGATCAGAAGCAGTTTTGGTAAAATCCAGAATAGTAGTACGATAATTTTTGTTCATTTCAAGTTTGTCAGAGCTAATATTATCTGGTAAATTCCTAAGAACATCTTTCATCATCATTATTTCTCTATTTTGTGTCCATATAAGTTCTCTTAAAATTTCATGCATAACTGGGTTAGTACTTTTTTTCTGCATGTCAATACTAATATCTACAGCTACCTGGTGGTGTGGAATCATATGAAGTAAATAGTCTCTATCTGATAAATATTCATCACATGGATTTGGATTAGATGGTTTATACATATTATATCATACCTTTATTTTTTTCCGAAAAAAGTTGTCCTAAAATAATACACTGCTGACTATATAAATGTTCAAATGCGTATAGTAATAAACCAAATTTATTATTATACTTAGTTATTATTACATGTTATGTCGTTAATAATTTTGACCAGCACCATGACCAGAGTCATAGTAGACACATGGCTCATCTACATACGCACAATTTGTTACTTTAACGGCTCTACGCCAATATTCGTAGTCTTCATTTGCGCGAGCAATCGCAAAATCACCAACAGCATCTATTACATCCTTTTTTATCATCATTGAGCTACATATAGCACAATTATGTACTTTAAAAAAGTCTGGTGTCCAAACTAATGGAAATCCATTATCTAATAATTCAGAACCTCTTTTTTTATATATACCTTTTAATATACCAAAGTAATGTTCTTTATTATATTTTTTATATGTTTTTGTTAGATCATACACACCTCTCCCAAATAATCCATCCGTACACGACATTCTACAATCATTTTCCCTCATTGCTTTCAATTGTAATTCCAATTTTTGTGGAAACCAAGTATCATCGTCATCGCAAAACGCAATATATTCTCCAACTGCCTCTTTAATTCCAAAATTACGTTGATATCCACCTGGACAAGCGAACCCAAATTTGGTTTTACTATTTTCTGGTAAATGAACAATATGTATGCCGTTTTCTTCCCAATTATACTGATAATACTCTGTTTCTGTTGAACAATCATTTACTACAATTATTTCAAGATTCGTGTGTGTTTGTTCTTTGACTGATTGTATCGTATTCATTAAATACTTAAATCGATTATATGTTGGAATTACGATAGAAACCTTTTCCATTTATAATTTAAAACAAGTATACTATTTAAATATATATGATATATATTCATTATAAATGGAAGTACTCGGATTTTGTTTTTTAATATATGATAAAATACATCTAGAAGAATTATGGCATAATTGGTTTAAAAATGTTGATAAGGCAAAATATAAAATTTATATTCATTATAAAAATAATATCAAATTAAAATATTTTGAAGAGTATAAATTAGATAATTGTATAGAAACAAAATACGCACATGTTACCCTTATTCATGCTCACAATTTGTTATTTAAACAAGCATACGATGACGGTTGTTCAAAAATAATATCATTATCTCAATCATGTATTCCTTTTAAATCATTTGATTATGTCTATACATTTTTAACAAAAGACAATTTATCACATTTTAACATTTGTCCAAACCAAAGAGGTGTTTTTCCTAGATGTAATAATGCATTAAAATATTATGATAAAAAAAATATTCAAAAAACAAGTAATTGGGTTATATTGAATAGAAAAATTGCTAGTGTTGTGTGTTTCAATACAGTAGATGATATTAATGAGGTATGGGAAAATATTCGGTCGCCTGAAGAACATTATTTTATATCTGAAGTTTTTAAAAATGATTTAACATCTGAGATAATTACTACACCTAATTTAGCTTCTGGAGCTACTACTTTTACTAATTGGCCTGATATGGATTATCCATATCAAGGTCATAGCAATATTAAAAATTATAATGTAATTATAACTGAAGAAATTAATTATTTATTAAATCAGCCATGTTTATTTGGTCGTAAATTTAATGCGCAATGTACAGTTAATGAGGATGAGGATGTAAAAAAGGCCACAGAAGGTATAACACAATATTTAACCAAAGTAATCTGTCAATAATTTTTATTAATTTTTAATAAGTAAAAATAGCGAATTTCTGATATATTTATTATAAATATATTTATTATAAATATATTTATATATATACATGTTTATTATATCGTATCCAAATATGCTATTAGGCGGTTATGGAGATAGAATAAATGGTTTAATCACAATAAAAATATTAAGTAAAATATTTAAGCATGAATTTTATATTTTATGGAATAAAGAAAATATAGTAGACTTGTTTGATTATGAAATATATAATGCCAACGATATTATGGTTGCTAAAAAAATATGTCAAATTGGCTGGAATTTAATCGATGGAGGTAAAGGAAGAATGATTGACCATGTTAAAAATAATTATATGCAAAACGACGATAACATGGATAAAGATAACACGGATAAAGATAACCTGGATAAAGATAAAGATAACGCGGACAAAAATAAATCATATAAAAATATATTCCCGGATGACCATTATGTTTTTCATCTAAATAGTAATATATGTAAAAAAATTGGTACTATAGTTGGAGTAAAAATTACAGACGAAGAGGTAATCAACGAATATCAAAAATTATATACTCATATATTCAAACCCAAAGATTTATTTTTAAAGAAAGTAGATAGTATCATTAAAGGTAGAACAAATATTATAGGGATACAGATTAGATGTGGTGATAAGTATATGGTAACAAATAAAAGAGAAACTCATAGCACTGGAATCCATACACATATTGAAAAGTTTTTAACGACTATAAAAAATCAGTGTGATGAAACCATGAACTCATCTTATAATATCTTTATTACAAGTGATTCCGATGAAGCATATAAAACAGGTATAAAAATATGGAATAAAGATCGTGTTCTCTATAACGATGATATTATACAACACTTGGATAGAAAACCGGTTGACGAAGATATATCAAAAGTATTTGTAGATGCATATATTCTTTCTTCACATACTTGTAAATTGTATATTACTTATGGATCAAATTATGGAATGGTTTCCGCGTTATCATGTAGTCATGATAATATTTATGGTATCAATAGTGCTGAATTATCTAAAAATAAAATATTACAAGTTGTGTGTTTGTAATTATTATTCAAATAAGATACTATAACTGATTATTGGCTTTTTTGGATTTCTTGGCTTTCGTGGATTTCTTGGTTTTCTTGGATTTTCTGGATTTCTTGGATTTCTTGGTTTTCTTGGATTTTCTGGATTTCTTGGTTTTTCTTCCTCCTAGGAATGAACCTATATTTCTCGATATAGCCGGGTCTACATTGTTATACCCACTTTGCTTACGTATTGTTCGTGTTATTTCTGGGATCGTTCTTTGTACCTGCTTTACACATTGTTTTTGTAAAGTTTCATTATCAACATATGATATATTGCCGATTCTGATAGAAACCGCT